AGAAAACCTTATGGTGACCAATTCGTTGCTACAGAAGAGGTTATTTCAGTTGCAAGACAACTCAATGAGTTTGTAAACGAGAAGTAAAACTTTAGGGGACTTCGGTCCCCTTTTGTAGACAATTATGGAATTATATACTAAGTCAGTATCACCTGATTTGACACATAGAATATATAATGTTTATCGCAACTCAGATAATAATTATTTTCATGGAGATAGACATCATGTAAGTATAATAGGTCATTTTCTTTTGAGTAGTTTTACCATAGAGGAAATGGGATTTGTTTGGTCTGCATTGTTAGAAAATGAAAATTCATTTGCTTTAGACTACGAACCAGTTCTGTTTAGAGTGTTGAAGTATACGACAGGTTGTTTTGTGCAAACTCATGAAGATGTTGCAAGACATGGTGAAGAAACAGACCACAGTCTTATCATTCAATTAAATCCCACAAATGAGTTTAAAGGTGGTGTTCCTATGGTTGCAGATAAAGAATATTATATAGAACAAGGCGATGCCTTGATTTATCAATACGGAGAAAAACACGGAGTTTCAAAAGTCACTGAGGGCGTTCGTTATGTTCTTAATGTGAGAATGAAGAAAATACATAAATAGTATTATGGCATACAAATCAGACATCAATAAATCGATACTAAACAGAAATAACTTTAGACTTCTAATAGATAAAGTGCCTACTGTTGAATATTATGTGAGAACAGTTAATATACCAGGTGTCACTTTCTCAGAGACACAACAGGCGGCTGGTATTGGTGTTGATGCATTTTTTCCAGGTGATAAGGCATCATTCGACACACTTGAAGTATCATTCATAGTCGATGAAGACTTAGCAAACTTTACAGAGATATATGACTGGATAGATTCTATTGTGCCTATAAGTAATTCTAAAAACTTTGAAACATATACAGATACAGCAAAAACTAAAACAAATGTTCTTGCATCTGTAAACAATGACCAAAATCAATATTCAGATATAACTCTAGTAATCAACACAAACAAAAATATACCTAATAGATTCATAAGATTTCATGATGCATTCCCTATATCTCTAAGTAGTATCGAATTAGAATCAGGTGCAGATGCAGAACCAGCCATATGCACAGTATCATTTAGATTTACATTTTACGACATAAAAACTACTTCATAAATACTAAAAAGTATAGTATAATTATAGTATGACATTGGATGAAATAAAAGATATGTGGTCGAAAGACTGCGAAATAGATGATATAGAACTAGACAAATCTAGTCTAGATGTTCCCAAACTACACGCAAAATATTCAGAACTATTAACTGATAACATACTGAAACTAAAAGGTGTTCAGATGAAATATCAGATGATGAGAAAAGATAAATGGTTATGGTTTAATGGTAAAATGGACGAAGCGAGAGTCAAAGAGTTAGGCTGGTCAGATGACCCATTCGATGGTTTAAAGATACTAAAAAATGATATGGATGTTTTCTATAACTCAGATCAAGATTTAACTAAATTAAAAGCACAAATAGATTACTTACAAGAAACAGTAGAGTATGTCAAAAGATGTATGGATAATATTACATGGCGACATCAAACAATCAAAAACACAATAGAATGGCGTAAGTTTATGGCAGGTCAATAATGATACTATCACAATATTGTATTATATACAGAAAGTTTTTTACTGAACATGAGTGTGATTTGATTCATGCAGTTGCAGAAACTAGAGAACTACAAGAGGGTCTAATAGGAAATAATGAAGTAGACCCCGATGCACCAAGTAAAAATGAGGGTGTAAACGACAACTTTATAAGACAATCAGATGTCAGATGGATAGAACATGAAATTATGCCAGAAGAGATTCAACAGAAAATAACAGATGGTATTAATCAAGCATGTATAGACGGCAGATGGTTACATCAATGGGACTTTATAGAGAATCATCAGTATACTGTATACAACCATAGACCAGAAGCACAAGTGACAGGAGATTTCTACACATGGCATGTAGATGCATCAGATCAACCACAACCAAATGGTAAGATGAGAAAACTAAGTTCTACAATACAACTCTCAGAACCAGATGAGTATGAGGGTGGACATTTTCAGTGGATAGAACCTAGTGGTATATTCGATAAACTTAAATCAACAGGCACACAAAATATAAATGTAGATAGATTTATTCAAACAGCACCGTTCAGTGCAAAAGAAAGAGGTTCTTTTATTATCTTTCCTTCTTTTGTGCATCATCAGGTTACACCAGTAACGAGAGGAAAAAGAATATCGTTAGTAAGTTGGTATCACGGCAATCCTTATGTCTAGTGTCAGAGTAGAAAAAATAAACGAAGTTTTTATGAAAGTTCATTGTGATGATGGACTTGCAAGAGATTTATATGATTTCTTTTCATTCACAGTTCCAAATGCAAAGTTTATGCCGTCAGTCAAGAACAGATATTGGGACGGCAAAGTAAGATTATTTTCACTTAAAACAAATAGAATATACATTGGTCTTTTACCATATGTAGATACATTTTGTAGAGAAAGAGGTTATGATTTTGAAGGCATCAACGATGTCATAGGTGAGAAAACAGATATCAAGTTTGACTTATCAAAGTATTGTATGAAAGAATACAAACTGCCTTTCGAACCTAGAGATTATCAAATAGAAGCAGTAGAGTCTACACTGAAATATGGCAGACAACTATTGTTATCTCCAACGGCATCAGGAAAGTCTTTGATAATATACCTGTTATTGAGATGGTATAAAAAGAAATCAGTGGTAATAGTTCCTACAACATCTCTTGTAGAACAAATGACAAAGGATTTTAAAGAGTATGGTTATGATAAAGAAATATGTAAGATTTATAGTGGTCAACCTGTGTTTGATGCAGACATTACGATTACAACTTGGCAGAGCTTTAGTAAAGCACCTAAAGATGTCATGCAATCGTTTGATGTCGTAGTAGGTGACGAAGCACATCTATTCAAAGCGACAACACTAAAAGGCATCTTAGAGAAGATGAAAGATACTGCAATCAGAGTAGGAACTACAGGAACTTTAGATGGTTCAGAAGTTCATAGATTACAACTTGAAGGACTTTTTGGTCCTGTTAAGAAAGTAATATCTTCGAAAGAACTTATGGATGAGGGAACAATTGCGAATATTGATATAGATTGTATCATATTAAAACATGAAAAGTGTCATACTATGTCATACCAAGAAGAGATGGACTATCTTGTTTCTAACGATAAGAGAAATCATTTTATAGTAAATCTAGTAAAGAGTTTAAAAGGCAATACACTTGTATTGTTTCAATATGTAGAAAAACACGGAGAAGTATTATATGATATGATGTCTAATACAGATATGGGTGGTAATCTACATTATGTTTATGGTGGGACAGATACCGAAGATAGAGAAACAGTCAGAGAGATCGTAGAAAAGAACAAAGAAGATACCATACTTGCATCATATGGAACATTCTCTACTGGTGTTAATATCAAAAAGATAGATAACATTGTCTTTGCAAGTCCTTCTAAGTCTAGAATCAGAAATCTACAATCTATAGGAAGAGGTCTTAGAAAGACTGAGGGTAAAGATAGTATGAGACTATTTGATATTGCAGACGATTTGCAATGTGAAAACTACACATTAAATCACTTAAAAGAAAGGATAAATATTTACAACGAAGAGAATTTTCCGTATAATATAAAACAATTCGAATTAAAATGACAACACCAAAAGACATAATACCCACAAGATACGAAGTTGTAAAACTTAAAACTGGTGTTGAGATTGTAGGTATGACCAGAGATATGGGAGATAGAGTAGAGATTACACTGCCCATGATATGTCAACTCAGTTTAATTCCTGGCACCCCTAGAACTCAGGCAACATTTCACCCATACTCAGCATTGAGTAGTGACATGAAAGTTCAAATACCAATAGAGAGTGTCATGCATAGAAACAATATGAACGAACAATTTATATCTCATTATGACGATGCATCTTCTAGATGGTTTGACATGATAGAGAATAAAACTATTCCTCTTGCAACAGAAGAAGATAAAAAATATGAAGATATAATGAAGAGAACTCTCAACAGACTTATTAGAAATCCTGATATCACACCTTTAGATCAGGATATGGTCGATGATATAATAGAAGAAGAACTATTTGATTATGACGAAGACGAGTTCAAATTAGCTTCACCACCAAAAGATAAAAATAAATTACATTAATTATCTTTTTCAGCATTTACAATTACTAAATAACAGTGTATAATCATTACTGATAATAAATTATAACCATTTAATATAACAGGAAATCATGTCCACAGCAATTTTAGGTATTGCGAAGAGCATGTTGGTGAGATTCGAAAACCTAATAGAAACAGCGATTGCATCAAGTCTTATAGAAGGCCTAGAGTTCATAACTTACTTGACTCTTCCACTAGTATTACCATTTTTAATAATGTATCTATCAATAAACTTTTGAAGAAGTTGTTGTGCCATATAAAAAAATATGACACAAGAAGAATTACAAGACAAATTAGAACTAACATGTTTAGTTGTAATCTTTTGCCTATCCATATACGGGGTGAGTCCTTCACTATGAGATACTTTCTATACTACATGTTAATGACAGGCGTAATTTGGGATTCTAATCCTAATGGTGCATTACGAGCAATCAAAGAATTAGAAAAACAACAACAATTACAACACGATAAATAAATGTATGGATCAAAGATACGCTCAACAACTAGAACTACAATTAAATAGAACTAGAGAAGCCACACCAGAAGAAGTGAGAGAGTGGCAAAACGGTGGTGATTTCTTTATGACAGGCGACTTTGATGCACTGAAACTTTTTGTCGTATTGCCGACACTAATTCAATTAATAATGTTAGGATTTATGTTCAGTGTTTTCATTTTTAACGACAATGCATTTTAATGAGAATAGTTTTAAAACTTTTGTTTGGTTTAGGTAAAAAGGAAAATTTTGAGATTAATTTTTATACCTTATTGTTTACTGCGGTCTCTTTAGGTGGACTATTCTTTGGAAGTATTGTATTGTTCTTATATATGGTCCTGACCCTGGCAACATAGTTATGATATCATACGAACCCGAATTCTAAAAGGGGTTTTATAAAAAAATTCAAAAAAATAAATACTAAAAAACCACTTACAATCACAAAAGGAATCTAGTATAATAACTACATCATGGCAAAAAACGCAAAACAAAACGAACACTATGTCAACAACAAAGAGTTCACTCAAGCAGTCGCCGAGCATAACGAAGCAGTTAAACTCGCCGTATCAAAAGGCAAAACGCCACCAAAAATGTCAAACTACATAGGCGAATGTATCTATAAGATTGCAACTCGTTTATCTACCAGACCAAATTTTATTAACTATACTTACAGAGATGAAATGATTTGTGATGCAATTGAAAACTGCATTCAATACATCGGTAATTTCAATCGAGAAAAATCAAACAATGCATTCGCATATATTACACAGATTTGTTATTACGCTTTTCTTAGAAGAATACAAAAAGAGAAGAAACAAGTATTCATTAAACAAGAAATGACAGCTGATGTCACACAAGAAACATTCGATACTATAGATGGTGACACAAGCGGTCTTATCAATTCAAATGTTGAATGGCATCAAGATAATATGAATCGTGTAGAATATAATCCAAGAAAATCTAAAAAAACAAAAACAACTAAAGAGAAAGGTTTAGACAAATTTACTAAATGAAAATAGCAATACTCAACGACACACATGCTGGCGTTCGTGGTGATATGATTGAGATGTCCAAATATGCAGGTCGTTTCTATGAAGAAGTCTTCTTCCCATATCTAGATGAACACAACATAAAACATATCTTACACTTAGGTGATTACTTTGATAGAAGAAAGTATATAAACTTTTCTACATTAAAGGCAGATAAACAACACTTTATAGAACCTTTATTAGAAAGAAACATTACAATGGATTTGATTATTGGTAATCATGATGTCTATTATAAGAACACAAATGATGTTAATGCGCCTGAGTTATTATTATTTGAAAGTGATAATATAAACATCATTCAAGAACCTACAACAAAGGAATTTGACGGTGTTAATATTGCACTCGTGCCTTGGATTAATCCTGAAAACTATGCAGATTCAGTAGAGTTTTTAACTACTGCAAGTGCAGATACATGTATGGGTCACTTTGAGTTCGAGGGCGCATTGATGATGCCAGGCATGACATGTCAACACGGTTTAGACCATAGTTATGTAAAAAGATTTGACAAAGTATACAGTGGTCATTTTCATCAGAAATCAGAGTTTGCAAATATTAAATATCTAGGTTCTCAAATGCAATTTACATGGTCAGATTATGGCGATGAAAAGTATTTTCATATCTTTGATACAGATACAAGAGAAATGACACCTGTTCATAATCCTATTACTATGTTTGAAAAATTATTTTATGATGATACTAAAGAATCATTTGAAACAATATCAAACATGAACTATGAAAAGTATAGAGGCAAATTTACAAAAGTTATAGTAGTCAACAAAGATAATCCATACTGGTTTGATAGTATGTTAGACAAACTACATGATGCAAGTCCACTTCATGTATCAGTTGTTGATGACCATAAACATATGGATTTAATGGACGATAGTGATATAGAGGGCGTAGAAGATACACTCACCATATTAGAAAAATACATAGACGGTTTAGAAATACAGGGTCAGAAAAAACCACTTTTAGATTTAATGACTTCGTTATATAATGAAGCATTAGATGAACACAATTATATATGATACATTTTAAAAAGGTTCGTTATAAGAACCTATTGTCTAGTGGTAATCGTTTTACCACATTTGAATTAGATAGATCGAACACAACATTAATAGTTGGTGATAATGGTGCAGGTAAATCAACATTACTTGATGCACTTTGTTTTGGTTTATATGGTAAAGGTTTTCGAAATCTTAAAAAAGACTTGTTAATAAATTCAATCAATCAAAAAGATTTAGTAGTTGAAGTCGAGTTTTCTATTGGCAAAAGAGAATACAAGGTTGTTCGTGGCGCCAGACCAAATAAGTTTGAACTTTATTCAGGTGGCAAAATGGTAAATCAAGATGCGACTATGAAAGATTATCAAGAACACTTAGAGAAGAATATACTCAAAATGAGTTATCGTTCTTTTACTCAGGTTGCAATCTTAGGTTCTGCAAACTTTACACCGTTTATGCAGTTGAGAGCTGTAGATAGAAGAAAGTTAGTAGAAGACTTATTAGACATATCTATATTCTCTACAATGCAAGATATGTTAAAGAAGAAAGTATCACAACATAATTTAGAAGTAAAAGAAACATCTCATGAAATAGATTTGTTGCATGAAAGAATTAGTGGTTTGAATGACCAAGTAGATGCATTACAAAAAAATCGTGAGGCGAAAATTAAAAAGTATGAATCAACTGTAGATGAAACACAAAATAATATTAATAAAATATTAGGAGAAGTTGATGAAAAAACACAAGATGTTGATAACAGAAAACAGTCTATTAAGACCAGAGATACTACAGAAAACAGACTTAAACAAGCTACAGACTTAGAAAAACAATTAGAAAATGCTAGAAAGAAAGCAGTTGCAGATGTAAAATTCTATGAAGAAAATGATG